CACCCGAAACCAAGGAAGATGCGACCAACCCCGACGAGTCCCCCGAGTTAACCGAGGAAGGGCAACCCGAAGAGCCGAAATACACCGTCAAGGTGAACGGGGAGGAGCGCGAAGTGCCTCTCTCCGAACTGCTCAACGGCTACAGCCGGACTGAAGACTACAAGGCCAAGACGACGGCGGTTGCGGAGCAGCGGCGCGAACTCGAAGCGAAAGCCCAGAGCATCGAAACCGATGTCTCCCAGAAATACGCGAACCAGCTTGAAGAAGCGACCAACCTCTTCGCTCAGTTCGATCCTATCCTTGCCGAGGCGAGAACGATCAACTGGGATGCTCTGAAGGCCCAGGACCCGGCTGCGTTCGTCGCTGCCCAGGATGCCGTAAACGAACGGCTGACTGCCATCCAGCAGATGAACCAGCACATCGCGAAAGTCCGCGAGCAAGGTCAGCAGGCCCGCAAGGCTCAGCTCGAGCAGGAGCGCGCTCAGCGCTTCGATGCCGCGGCTGATGAAATCGTGAAGGCGATGCCAGAACTGGCCGACGAGGCCAAGTTCAAGGATTTCGCCAACAGCAACGTGGATTTTCTGCGCGGCGCCGGTTTCACCAACGAAGAGATCGTGGATAGTCTCGACCACCGCGTCCTGACTATCGCGGACAAGGCACGGCGCTGGGATGCCCATGTGGCTGCCCAGAAGTCGCTGCCGGAGAAGAAGGTCGTTCCCAAGTCGGCGGTGAGGCCGCTGACATCGGATGCGGGTTCGCGAGCATCCAAACCCCGGTTCCCTGGAAACGCTGATCGCTCGACCAAGGGCAACTGGATCGCCGAACAAATCCTTTCCGAGGAGTAAGGACGATGGCCGTCCCCACCAATACCTTTCTGACCTTTTCCGCCGTCGGCAATCGCGAAGATCTGCTCGACAAGATCACCAACATCTCGCCGACAGACGTGCCGTTCACGTCGATGGCCGGCACCTCGACCGCGAATGCCACGTTCCACGAATGGCAGACGGACTCGCTCGCCACCGCCGCGCAGAACGCGCAGCTTCAGGGCGACGATGTCACCTTCGCGGCAGCGGCGCCGACCGTTCGCGTGGGCAACCGGACGCAGATTTCCCGCAAGGAAGTCATCATCTCGGGCACCCAGGACGCTGTCGACAAGGCCGGTCGCAACAGCGAGCTCGTATATCAGATGAGCAAGCGCCGCGACGAGCTCAAGCGCGACAAGGAGTTCGTGCTTTGCTCGAACCAGGCCCCCGTCACCGGCAACTCGTCCACCGCGCCGCAGCTTCGCCCGCTGTGCGGCTGGATCACCACCAACACCGATCGCGGTGTGGGCGGCGCCAACGGCACTTCTTCGGCCGCGGCAACGGACGGCACGCAGCGGGCTCTGACGCTCGCGATGGTGACGACCGCGCAGCAGAATGCTTGGACTCAGGGCGGTTCGCCTACCTTCCTGATGACGGGTCCGAAGCAGCGAGGAAACCTCACCACCCTCATGGGCGGTGCGGCGACCAAGTTCTACGCTGTCGAGGACAAAAAGATGACGGCGACGATCCAGGCGTTCGAGGGCGACTTCGGGCTGGTCAAGATCGTCACCAACCGCTTCGTCCGCGGCGGTCAGACCGGCGCCGATCGGGAGATTTTCCTCCTCGATCCGGACCTGTGGAACGTGGCGTACCTCAAGGGCCGCAAGATGCTCACGAAGGATCTTGCCGCAACGGGTGACAACGAGAAGGGCATGGTCCTGACCGAATACACCCTGGAGGCGCTCCAGGAAGCCGGCAACGCGATCGTCGCTGACCTGACCTGACGACGTTGGGCGGGGGCTTCGGCCTCCGCCCATTTTTGGGGAGTTGCCAATGTCAGCTACCAACGCCTTTGAGACTGCGCTGCTCAATCTCATTTTCAACAACACGAACGCCGCCAACATCGGCGATGCGACGGGCCTTCGCGGTTCGACGACCCCAGGCGTGTTCTACATCAGTCTTCACACCGCCGACCCGGGCGAGACAGGCACTCAATCGACCTCCGAAGCTACTGCGACGGGATATGCGCGTCAGTCGGTCGTGCGGACGAGCTCGGGTTTTACTGTTTCCGGCAACACGGTCAGCAATGCGGCGGCAATCAATTTCCCGAACGTCACCGCGGCGCCTGGATCGGCCGCAACTCATTTTGGCATCGGAACGGACGTTACAGGGGCGGGCAATCTGCTGATGTCCGGGGCTCTTACGAGTTCCTATACATTTGCGATCGGCAATGCGCCTCAGTTCGCGATCGGCGCGTTAACGGCAACGGCGGACTGATGTGGCCGCGCCATTCTACAACGCGATCAAGGGAACGACGAGCGGGACACCAGGCACCGGAGCATTTACGCCCAACGCTGCCTCGACGGGTTATCGGGCTTGGTCGACCGTGCCACAAGGCTGGATCGGCCTCGTTCGCTATGAGGACGGCTCTGCTTGGGAATTGAGCTGGTCGTACTGGAACGGGACTACGCTCAGCCGCGGGACAAATCAGCTTTACGACAGCTCGACGGGATCGGTTCTTTCGCTGGCATCAACCGCAACGGCGGCAATGGTCGTCGACGGGCGCGAGGTTCAGCCATTGATGGGCCTGTCGTCACACCGATATGCGGTAGCGATCGTCGGCGGTACCAATTCATCCACGCTTGGTCTGGGCACTGTAGGCACGACCGGCACTGGTGCCGCTTCGGCGCTGGCGACAACCAATTTCCTAACCGAACAGCCACGGGTCAAAGCGACTTCCGCAACAACTGCCAACGCCCAGGCGGCGCAGATTTGCACGACTGCCGTTGCCGTCGTCTCGTCGACTGCGGGACACGGCGGGTGGGAATTTGGAGCGGCTTTCGGAGCATCGACGCTGCCGACAGGTCCGCGACTGTTCGTCGGCATGACGGGGACGACGTTCAACGCACAGACGGTCGAGCCTTCCGCCTTCACGGCGAATTATGCGGTGTTTGCCAAGGACAGTACCGACACGAACATCCAGCTCCTCGTCAATTCGAACGTTAGCGGTGGGACCAAGATCGACACCGGCATCCTGCTGGTTGCGAACGGATGGTACGAAGCGGTGATTTGGCAGGATTCAGGCAGCACGACCGTCAAGGCGCTGCTTAAGCGGCTAGACACCGGCGATATCTTCTACACGACGACGTCAACGGACGTTCCTGCGGCCGGCGCGCTCTTGTTCCCGCAGGTCATCGGCGGGCTTAACGGGACCAATACCGGGACCGCCTTCGTCCTCGAGTTCGGACAAATGTACGTTCGATCAGGTGCCTAGATGTTCGGCTTTCAGACCTTCGGGTGCGGGCAGTTCGGAAGCTCAGGGGCGGCGGTCGCGCCTTCGAATAACATCAGCGGAAGTGCTGGCCTAACTCTGTCGCCGTCTGCGACTCTGCTTGGCAATGGCCAAGCGACCGGGTCATCTGCGCTGGCACTTACTGGGAGTGCAACGCTTCTCGGCGGAGGACAGGTCAGCGGGACCTCATCGGTGGCATTCACCGGCTCCGGGACGGTCCTAGGCAAAGGCGCTCTCGCTGCATCCACGGCCCTTACATTCGCTCTGTCAGGCACAGTTCTCGGCAAAGGGTTAATCGCTGGCGGCTTTAGTGTCGTTTTAAGCCCGTCTGGGACGGTTTCGGGCTTTGGTCCGGTCGCTGGGGCATCGACCCTGATTTTCACGCCAGGCGGCGATCTGACGGGCTTGGCGGCAGTATCAGGCGTAACCTCTCTGATCTTCACCAATACCGGCACGCTAGCGGCGACCGGCGGGACCACCATACTGATTGCCGGAACGACAGGTTTGGTCTTCGGCTTGGCAGGCGTTTTGGGCTCGATCAGCCTTTGGACCGATGAGGCCGAGCCGACTGGCTCGTGGACTCCGCAAGCGGCCAATGACGACATTTGGACACCTGAGTCTGGAACGACTGGGACGTGGATCGATGAACCGCAGGCTGGGGGAAGCTGGAGCTAGAGCATGGCCCGACTGATTGGCGAACATTATGAAGGCGATGTCCGCGTTCGGTTCCATCAGGATCAGGACGAAATCGTGGTTGAGCGCCATCAGGACGCGCAGTCAGTGGTGGATCTCGTAGCGACCATCAATGCCGACGGTGCAGAGACAATCGATGGAACCGGCAAGCCGGTTGGTGAAGTCCCGGTGGTCGTCTGGGTCGATTGGTGCCTCGCCCGCGGCCTCGACTGGGAAAAACTGTATTCCGGGCAGGAATTGGATGCTGAGTTCAAGCGCTGCATCGCTGCCCACTCGAAGCTCCAGTACCAGACCAAGAAAAGCGTCCACGCGCTATGATCGCGACCTACACCGACCTCATCGCGACCGTCCTCGACATCCTGGACGATCCCGATGGGCTCGAGGCCAAACTTCCTACCTATATCCAGCTGGTTGAGGGTCGCCTCAATCGCCTGCTGGACGACCCGGAAATGGAGGTGATCTCTGACTCGGTGGCGTCGGGAGATTACACGGCGCTGCCGGACGATTTTGGCGAGATGGTGTCGATCACGACCGGCAACGGCAAGCTCCAACAGATGGGCGGCGTCGAGTTTGCCGGACTTGACCACACCATCGCCGGAATCCCGCGCTTTTATGCCATCGTGAACCGAGCAATCGCGTTCGCTCCGGCCAACGGAACGACGCCGATCACGATGGTTTACCGCCGGCGCATCCCGGCGCTGACAGCAGATAACCCGACCAACTGGCTGCTCGAGCGGGCGCCCGATATTTACCTTTACGGGCTGTTAATGTGGGGTGAGGCCCGCGATGCCGACGACGAGCGCATTGACGGGTGGAAATCCGGCTTCGATGAAGCGATCGGCGAGCTGCGGATCGATGGAACCCGTCGCAAGTGGGGTGCTGGTCCGATTTCACCACGGATCGCACGCCCGTGAAGATCGGCTTCGGCGATTTCCTGCCCGATTTGCCCAGCTACGGCAGCCCCGGCGTGACAGAGGTGTTCAACCTTTATCCGAGCTCGGTAGGCTATCGGCCGGTTGGGCAATTCGTGGCTCACACTGATGCGCTGCCGAGCAAGTGCAAGGGCGCTTCGGCGTTCGTCGCGCCGTCTGGCCGCATTGTCATCATCGCCGGGACCGCGACCTCGCTTTACGTTCGGGACGGTCTCAGCTGGACCCAGATCGGAACCGGCTACACCATGCCCACGGGAGGTCGGTGGCGTTTCGCTCAGTTCGGCGCAATCGCCGTAGTCACCAACGCCAATGACCCGCCGATCAAGGTCAATCTGGAAACGGATGCCACGGCCGCGTTGGGCGGGAGTCCACCGACGATGGAAGCGCTGGCTGTGGTTAACAATTTCCTCGTCGGGACCAAGACGAACGGCAGCGTCAACCTCATCGGCTGGTCGGGTGAGAACGATGCGGAATGGTGGACGTTCGCGCAGCGCAAGTCGGATTTCCAAGAGTTCCCCGACGGCGGCGAGGTCACGGGGATCATCGGCGGCGAAATCGGCCTCATTCTGCAAAGAAACGCGGTTCGCCGCATGTCCTATGTCGGCGGCAATGTGCTGTTCCGATTCGACAAGATCAGCGCCAATGTTGGTTGCGCGACGATTCACTCCGTCGCCCAGCATGGCGAGCTAGCCTTCTGGTACGACGAATCCGGCTTCAAGATGTGGGATGGGGTTCAGATCAAGCCCATCGGTTTTGAGAAAGTCGATCGGTCATTCGCCGGTCTCTATGGACTGATCGACTATAACAATTTGTCGACTGCCGTGGACGGGCAGCGCAACACCGTCTGCTGGTCCACGGGCCGCATGATGTGGCTCTACAACTGGCTCTTGGACAAGTGGACGGTGATCGACCACGACGCCGAGATCATCACACCGCGGGAGCGGCGCGCGCCAGGCCTTGAGGAAGAAGACACGGCGATCGGGCTCCCCGACGACGACATTGACAGCCCCGGCCTGATTTCGCTGGACTCGGGCCGCTACACCGCAGGCGATCCCGTGTTTTACGTCTTTTCGGACGGCGTGATGGGGACATTCAACGGCCTGAACATGGAAACCAAGGGGTCAACGCGGTGGATCGAGATGGCGGAAGGCCGCGATACTCGCGTTCGCAAGGTGCGACCAATGACCGACGCCAAGGAAAACATTACCATCCGCCTCGATACGACGCAGCGTTTGGGGGATGTCCCGAGACGCCGCGACTTTACGACCCTGAGCAGTTCCGGAGAGATGCCAGTCAGGGCCAGAGGCAGATTCGTTCGGGTCTATTGGACGATCGCAGCCGGAACCAAGTGGGCGTATCTTGAAGGAGCGGACGTGACAATCGCCGCAGGCGGTCGTCGATGAGCGAGCTTTTCACCTATATTTGTACCAAGAGCACGGTCGACCCCTACGTCTCTTTCAATGCGCTCAATTTGAACGCCCTTTCACGAGAAGTGTCAGACGCTTTTCTGTCGCTTCAAGGCGGTTACAGCAGGGTCGGGCAGCTCGCATTCTTCCCGGTTCAGCGCAGCGTTCCAAACCATCTGCTGTGCGACGGGCGCGAGGTCTATAAGGACGCTTTTCCCGAACTCTGGGAGTATCTGGGCAGCTCTCAGGGGACACCAACCGACCCTGACAAGTTCGTAGTACCGTCGTTCGTTGGCGCGGCGGCTTTTGCTCCAGCGGCAACCTCATCGACCGAGACCGAGAACCAGGGAACGGTTTCGACTCCGACGCCAACGCCACCGCCAGGCGATCCGGCTCCGAACCCGGATCTTTACGGCGACACGACCAGCGGTGGGCGTGTCACCCGCGGAACGGCGATCCCGTGATGGTACCCGATTGGGGCGGATATTGCGCCTTTCGGACCGCTTTCGCGAACGTCATGGATGAGCGCTACCACACGCTTGAATGGCTCGACGACCAAGTGCTTACCGGTAAGGCTTATTTCTGGCGATCAGACAATGCGGCGATCATCGCCGAGATCAGGACTTACCCGACAGGCGCCAAAGACATTCACGGGCTGATTGCCGCAGGCGAGCTCGATGAAATTGTGAACGTGCTGATCCCGCAAGCCGAGGAATGGGCGCGGGAACAGGGCTGCATCGCCGCCCAGATCGAATCGCGGCCGGGATGGGCGCGGGCACTCAAGGATTACGAACCGCACCAGCTTATCGTGCGAAAGGAACTTTAGTTATGGGCCTCAGTAGCTCGAAATCGAAAACCACGAACGATCCGTGGAAGCCGGCGCAGCCGTATATTCTCGCCAATCTTCAGCAGCAGAATGACGTGTTCAAGGCGACTCAGCCCGACCTGATGAACTACGCCAAGATGCAGCGCGATACTTATGGTCGCGTTTCGCCGGGAGCTGAGGCAGGGATTGTCGGAGCGCAGGGGCTCGTCAACCGCAATCTCTCCGGCGCCAACCTCAACGGCAATCCGTATCTGGATGCGATTCTCGGCAAGACGCGCGCTGACATTACGGGTTCGGTGAACGACATCTTCGGCACAGCGGGCCGGTTCGGATCGGGGATGCACCAGGACATTCTTACGAAGGAACTCGCCGACGCCGAGAACCAGATGCGCTACCAGAATTACGGCATCGAG